AAACTATGCCTGGATTAGCGCCTTTACCAACGGACTCAACAGGTTCTGGTTTAACCGGTTCTTATTCTAATCCGTCTAGGAGTTCTAGCACACCATCTGTTACTATAAACAATAATCCAAATGGCGAAAAAAAATATAATTTTTTAGACAGCCCGTCAAATCAACTTAAAACAGAAGTTACAAACCCACACATGAATCCATATACTGCTGCTTATAAAAAAGATAACCAAACTTACAAGGCTAGAATAAAAGAAGCATTTGATGCTGGTAAAATAAACAAATCAGCTAGAATACAAAAAAAATTCGACAAATTTACAAAGAGAGGTGGTGATAGTAGGGTAAGACATGCTTTAAATAAAATAGCAGGTATTTTTAAACAAAAACAAAAAACAACATAAAAACATAAATTATGCATCATTCAAAATACGATCCAGCAATGGAAAAATTAAAACCAGGAACTAAGGTTGGTATAGTTGGTGAGTCTCATGTTTGGGACGGTCCTTTAGATCAAGCTGGAAGATCTCATGGAGAAGGTTCAAGCTCAGGTATAAGCGGTATGCAAATACTAAAAGCTCCTTGTCGTACATGCGAATCTGGAATACCAATAACTAAACGCGCTAAATTAGGGTAATATGTTTATAGGTAAAATTCAGCACTCAGCTAAAACAAGTCCTTTGCAAAAAAAAGGCCCTTGTTGGAAAAACTACGAAATGGTAGGTATGAAAACAAAAGGAGGTAGAAAAGTTCCTAATTGTGTTCCTGTAAAAATGGAAGGTGACGTTTTAGACGGTCCATTAAAAAAAAAACGTGCAAAAAAGGAAATAAGAAAAACTACTAAGGGCAAAGGAAGAAACTTTAGAACAAAAGAAGAAGGCGCTGGTATGACTAGTAAAGGCGTTAAAGAGTATAGAAGAAAAAACCCGGGTAGTAAATTAAAGACAGCAGTTACAGGTGACGTAAAACCAGGTAGTAAAGCTGCTAAAAGAAGAAAATCATTTTGTGCTAGGTCCAAAGGTTGGACTGGCGAAAGAGGTAAAGCAGCGCGTAAGCGTTGGAAATGCTAAAAAAATATAACAATGCCATCACCAATTAAAAATCATCACGATAAAAAAAATGTATTGCAAGACGACGGTTCTTCAATACAAGTGTCTAGCTCTGATCTTAAAAGCAAAGGAGTAGACGCAATTAAAAGTCAAATGCTAAAAGATAATCCTCCTGGTAGTAAAGGAAGAAGGGATGTTTATGATAAGTTAGACTGGAAGCATGATAATACTGTGCCAAAGACGTTTAGTGAAAAAGTAAGTCTTTTTGCAAAAACAGCTAAACACATGATTGGTAAAAAAGCAACAAATATATTAGATAAATTTAAATAAATAAAAAAATGGGACAATACTCAGGAAATCACCCGAGATACTCGGGACAAAAATACGATGCTAAAGAGGCTTATAATAAAGACTTAACAGACAAAGCTAGATTACATTATCTAGAGAACAGTGAGCACGATAAGCATGCTCCTAAGATGTGTGGTAGTGACCACGCACCTAAAATGTATGGAGAACCAGCAACAAAAAACTTAGGTTTTATTAAAGCAGAAACTTTAAAAAAAGATCCTTCAGCTACTACAATGCAGGTTGGTGACGAAACAATGCCTATTAAAATGTCTGGTGACATGGGTCATAACGTTTTAACTGAAGATATGACACCTGATTCACAATCAATAGTTGGTGGTGACATGGGATATGCAGGAGACGGAGCACCCGCGGCTATGATGAAAGCTTTAGCTAAACCAGCTATATTAATGAAAAAAGGTATCGCATCAATGTGCGGTATGAAAAAATAAAACAGTAGGGAACTGTAAAACCCAAGTCAAACATAAACACAAACACAAACACAAACACAAACAAAATGGCAAAATTTATCGAAATTTCAACAACTGGCGACGCAGGAACTTTACTTGTTAATGCGGATCAAATCTTAAACGTACAAGCTGGAGACGGCGGAGGTGTAGGAGGTGGCAAAGCTACAAAAGCTACTATTTTTCAAAACGGACTAACAAGTCACATTGTATTTACTTGTTCAACAGGAACTGGAACTGCTTTGGCTAAAGTTATTCAAAGCGCACTAACTGCTAATCCAGGGGGTATAAAATCTAAAGTACAACTAGGAACAATAGTTGTCAGTGGAGTAGTTATAGTATAATTTAAAAAAACAAATACCCCGTGACTAAATAGTTGCGGGGTTTATTTTAAAAAAATCAATATATGAGTTCACCTATAAAACACTGTTGGAGCTCTATGATGCACAACCCTGAATGGGGCAAAATGCGTGGTAGAAGTGGTTCTGGAACCGGTAATGACGCTGCTTTTAAGGCTGCTAAGGAAAAAAGAACATCTCCATTAAAAATGGGTTTTAAGATGAAAGGATCTCCATATAATGAAGAATCAGGCAATACACCTATATTACATGTTGATATGGATGAAGGCACATTAGGTATGGCTACTAATAACGGTAGTATACTTGTAAATAAAGACATTAAAGATCCAAAACAACAACAAGAAGTTGTGGACCACGAGATGGTACACGTTAAACAGATAAAAGACGGTAGGTTAAGCTACGATGAAGATAACGTTTATTGGGAAGGAAAAAAGTTTTCAAGAGATGACATGAATGAAGGCGCTAAGAATTTACCTTGGGAAAAAGAAGCCTATAACGAAGCTAAAAACGCATAGATATGGCATTAAAAAAGAATTTTTTTAAAGGACTACAAGGTGGTGTAAATCATAGTCCACTTAAAATGCACGAAGGTAAACCTCATCCTCAAGCATCAACTCCCTCTAGAGCCAACTTAATAGCAGGTTTAAAACCCGAAAAACCTAAAGAAATTTACCAACCTAGTTATGTAGACGCTAAAGGAGCTCCAGATTGGTTATATGAACACGTAGGCAAACCATTAACAGAGCAAGGTATACCATTTGGTACGCTAGGTCAGAATCCAGAATCAAATTGGAGAAATGGAGGAGGTCTTACCTACACACAACTAGTTGATAATCATCAAATTGATAAAGAAAAATATCCTGAAAGCAGAGAAAACACTTGGTCTGAACGATACTATAATACACCTGGGACTGCAGAATTTATTGAAAAAACAGCCGTTGATGCTGAAGGTAATCCTGTTGATATAGAGGTAATAAAAGAAATGATATCAAATGTAAGCAATGTTCCATATAGGACCGCAAGCGAAAACACGGGGCAATCGTGGAATGCAAAAGTAGACATGGATCGAGACCCTAGTACCGGTCTTGTGACTTATCCAGGTTATACCGTACAACCAGACGAATACATGAATGAGTTTTCTAAAAATGACGGTCTTCACGATCACGAAATAGGACATTTTTCAAAATTTGATTTAATACAAGGACGACCATTAAGAGGGGTTATTGGAAATGAACCAAGCACAACCGAAGAAGAGTCAATTAATACGTTTGGAGACGGTTGGTTGTCTTCAGATGAAAAAAAATACATGCAAAACGATCACGAAAGTTATGGTTTATTTAATGAACTTAGATCAAATATAAATCATAAATTTGGCAATGAATATACAGAAGAATCTTTACAAAAACTAATAGACGCAAATCCAAAACTAAAACAAGATAGATTTTTAAAAGCATATAAAAAAGAAGATGTAATAAAAGCATTAAACACTATAGGTGATGCTCCAAAGTCTGATGGTAAAATGAAATTTGACTTTATAAAAGGAAAAAACAATAACGAAAGATTAGCGTAATTATGGCATTAAAGAAAAATTATTTTAAAAAACATACAAATTCACCAATTAAACTTCATCACATTGATCCTGAAAAATTAAACAAAAAAAAGGTTATTGTTGAATCAACTGCTGTTACACCACCCCAGTTTGGAACTGCTAAAGACACAATTTTTTTTAATAAAAACGAAGCATCTAATAATCTTTTAAGTATTTTAAACAATACTGTAAACAATGAAACAAACCCTTACTTTAGACGCGGATTAGGTGTGGCTCCAGGGTATACTACACCAGAAAATCAAGCTGGTGAAGCGGTTCATCAAGTAGTAGGTAATAATTACGGCGCTACTTATGCAAGACCAGAACCAGTTGATTTTAGTAACATGACTCCAGAACAAAAACTAGAACTTTATTATAAAAACATTGACGAGGCAAAATATAAACAAGTTTCAACAAATGAATATTTAGGTTTTGGTGGCATGGGATCAAGACAGGAAGGAATGGAATTAGCGCAAGATATGTTAACACCTGGAACTGATCTTAGTTATAATACATTATTAAAAAAATACGGCAAAAAAAGAGCAGATTATGCGATTGACTATATAAAAAATAATGATACTTATAAAGGTAGAAAAGATAATGCACAAGGTATTTTTGACTCAATTACAGAAAACAAGAAAAAAGCAATAGATTGGTTTACAAATCCTATAACTCAAGAAAGGATGTTAGGAAACAGTGATACTAAAGGTCAAGCGCAGTTTACTGGAAGCAATTATAAAACATCTGGTAATTTAGAAAACTTTTATAAATCATCAAATGTCAACGCGCCGGGCTATACTTATTCTCAGGCTGATTTAGATGCGTCAATAAACCAAATGTCTAAATTACCGGTAATGCCTGCTCTTCAAAAACCAATGGGTTGGATGTCAGATATATTAGGTCTCGTAGGTTCTGGAAGCACTACCTCAGGTCAAGGAGAAACAGAAGCAGCTGTGCTTAGCGAAGGAGCTACTCCTTCTGGTAGACCAATTGGAGCTATAGTTAATCCAGGGACTTTTAGTTATGGAAAACATTCTGGACCATCTGGATCAACAGTTCAACACGAGTTAACGCATCCTGACATAGGACTTGCAATGTTTAGTTCTTTAAATAATATTTTAAACGATGGTAAAATGGCTAAAGGCACTGGTTATCACGATGATCCAGCTGAACTTTACCCTAATTTTCATGAATTAAGAGTTGATATGGATATGTTTCCAGGAGAACAATTTGATTTAAAAAAGCTAAATGAAAGAATCAAAACACTAGGAAATGATGGTAGAAATTTTATTAAAAAATATGGTAAAGAAAAAATAATAAAAGCATTAAATACAATAGCTAGCACTAAAGATCAATCAAAATCTAGTATTATGAAAGATAAAAACATAAACAGTCTTTTTAGCCCTGGTCAAGGTGGTAAATTTACTATGAACGCGTAAATAAATATAAAACATGTAATTATATTAATATAACAATTAAATATATTTATATGAAATCAATATTTTTAGGATTAATAACATTAATAATATCTTGCTCTAATATTAATAGTTTTGACTATTCGATATACAATGGTGATTGGAAAAGTGATAACACTAATTTTTTAATGAATATAAAAAATAGTGAAAACGAAATGGAAGTATATAATTATTACTACTATCCTTTTAAAAGTTGTACTTTAAATTTAAATAAAAAACAAAAAAGATATGAAACTTTTTTAAGTTTTGAAAACGGTAGCTTTAATACCAATTTTAAAATTAAAGAATCTAATTATGATTCTAATATAAAGTATTCATTAATTGATTTAAATACAATAAAAGCAGATATAAAAGGAACTACAAATTTAATTATATATTATAAAAAAATAAAATAATTATATGAAAAAAATTTGGGAATGGTTAAGTAGTAGCGTTATAAAAGAGGTTGGTGAGGTTATTGATAAACTAACTACTACCAAAGAAGAAAAACTTTTAATAAAAAAAGAAATACAAAAAATATTAGAAGAAGCAGATAATAAAGCTCAAGAGCAAGTTACTAAAAGATGGGAGTCAGACATGCAGTCAGACAGTGTATTATCAAAAAATATAAGACCTTTAGTGCTTATATATTTAACTGTTATATTTACTGCTTGCGCTTTTTTTCACGGTAATGTAGGAGAGTTTAAAATAGCAGAAGAATATATACCAATATTTCAAACATTATTAGTCACCGTTTACGGTGCTTATTTTGTTGGTAGAACTTGGGAAAAAGCAAAAAAAATAACAAATAAAAAAGATTAAAAATGGGACAATTTAAAATACAAGACTCTACTATAAGTCAAGCAATGCCTTTAACAGGAGCTATGATAGCTAGTATAGATGTTAGACCAGCTTGGGAGTTTCAAAACCAATCAGGCAACTTAGGCACTAACTTAGACTCTTCTGTAATATACTGTGGAGTTATGCCTGCAGACGCTAGTATTTCTGTTATATTACCAAGTGTTGTTGGTTCAAACGGAGCACCACCTGTATCAAACCAAGCAATAACTTTTAAAGGTTTACAGTCTGGATCAATACTTCCAGTAGCAGTAGATTACGTTACAGCTGTCGCGGGTACTGGTATAACTGTTGCTGATTTTATAGTAGGAAAATAAAAACAAAACAAGTAAATATATAAATATTAATAATCAAATAAAATCAAATTATGAGTGAAGTAAAAGAATTAACAAAAAAAATCACAGAAGAACAACTTAAAACTGTTCAAGATCAACAAGGTAAATTACAAGAGGCTTTAAGAACACTAGGAGTATTAGACGTTCAAAAACAAAATGTTCACGGTCAAATAGCGGAATTATCTAAAGTAATCGAAGCCACTAAAAAAGAATTAGAGGAAGAGTATGGTCAAGTAAATATCAACTTACAAGATGGTACATATGAAGATATTGTAGAAGAAGATGAAAAATAATATAAGAAAAATAAGCATAGGTTCTGATTACAAAAACGAAGCTATGCATTATTCTATTGGTCAACAAGTTTATGGCGGGCATGAAATATCGCATATAATATTTGAAGAGCAAGATAATTCTTATAATATACACATAAAGAAAAAAGACGAGGTATTGCCATGGAAGAAGTTTAATTCTAACATGGCTATATCAGTTGAGTATGATCTACAGTATTAATGAAAAGCATATATGACTTTATAGTTAAGCCTTTAGGTGATAAGTATAACAATAAAATAAACATAAAAGATAAAGAGTTATATTTAAATACTAAGATAGAAGGTTGGAAATTTGTTAATAGACTTGCTATTGTTGTAGAAACCCCTTTAGCATTTGATATTGGTATAAAAAAAGGTGATACCGTTGTTATACATCAAAATGTTTTTAGAACTTTTTATAACAGTAAAGGTATTAAGAAAAAAAGTAGATCTTTTTTTAAAGAAGATTTATATTTTTGTGCTTTAGATCAAATATATCTATATAAAAATAACTCAACATGGAAACCTGTCGGTGACAGATGTTTTGTTATGCCTATAGTTAATAACGATCAGTTTAGCAACAAAAAAGAAAAAGACCTTGTTGGTGTATTAAAATACGACAATAGCTCTTTAAATGCGCTAAAAATAACATCTGGAGATCTTGTTGGCTACACACCAAATAGTGAGTGGGAGTTTTTAATAGAAGGGCAAAGACTTTATTGTATGAAATCTAATGATATTGTAATTAAATATGAATACCAAGGAAACGAAAAAGAATATAATCCAAGCTGGGCACGTAGCGGTTGAGGAGTTAATAAAAGTTGCTAAGGAAGCTATTGTTGATTCAGACGATGACATATCTGCTGATAGATTAAAAAACGCAGCTGCAACTAAAAAATTAGCTATATTTGATGCATTTGAAATATTAAACCGCATTGAGGAAGAAGAGAATTTATTAAATAATAAACCAAAAGAAGTTAAAGAAGAAAGAGCTTTTAAAGGTTTTGCTGAAGGTAGATCTAAGTAATGTATATTCAAAGTTTATATAAAGTATTAAAAAACCACATTAAACCAAAAGTTCTTAATAGAATGAATAGGTACAATAAATGGAAGTATGGATACAATGAAGAGCATGATATAATTGTAATAAGTAAAGATGGAACTGTAGGTGAAGTATATGAAATACAAAATTTAAAAATAGCTTTACCTAAAAAACCAGAAAAACCTCACGGGTTTGTTTCTAATAAATGGGAATACACTGAATATCCTAAAGAATTAAAAAAGATTAAATCTGTTTTTGATTGGGAAGAGTATTCTGTTAATTTTAAAGAAAAATGGTATGATTACATCGATAATGAGTTTAATAAAAGAGAACAAGGTTTTTGGTTCAATAATAAAGACGTGGCTACTTACATTACTGGTACTCACTATATGTACTTGCAGTGGAGCAAAATTGACGTTGGGCAACCAGACTTTAGGGAGTCAAACAGATTATTCTACATATTCTGGGAAGCTTGCAAAGCAGATGACAGGTGTTATGGAATGTGTTATCTTAAGAACCGTAGAAGCGGATTCTCATTTATGTCCTCAGCTGAGTCGGTCAACCTTGCGACAATATCTACGGATTCACGGTTCGGCATATTGTCCAAATCTGGTCCCGATGCTAAAAAGATGTTCACAGATAAGGTTGTACCAATTTCCGTTAACTATCCCTTCTTCTTCAAACCAATCCAGGACGGTATGGACAGGCCAAAAACCGAACTTGCGTACAGAGTACCCGCATCTAAATTTACAAGAAGAAAACTTGAAACCAATGAAGCCATTGCAGAAATCACAGGGCTCGACACCACTATCGATTGGAAAAACACAGGCGACAACTCCTATGATGGAGAAAAACTTAAACTCCTTGTACATGATGAATCAGGTAAATGGGAGAAACCAAACAATATACTCAATAACTGGAGAGTTACAAAAACAACATTAAGACTAGGTGGTACAATAATAGGTAAGTGTATGATGGGTTCTACCTCTAACGCTTTAGACAAGGGTGGTAGTAATTTTAAAAAATTATATTATGATTCAAATGTTGAGGAAAGAAACGCCAATGGAGAGACTCGCTCAGGATTATATTCTCTGTTCATACCTATGGAATGGAACTACGAAGGATACATTGATTCTTATGGCTTACCTGTCTTCGAAACTCCAAAAAAAGATAAATTTAGTCCGCAAGGAAAAAGAATAAGAATAGGTGTAATAGAGTATTGGCAAAACGAAGTAGATGGATTAAAGAAAGACCAAGATGGTTTAAATGAATTTTACAGACAATTTCCAAGAACAGAGCAACACGCTTTTAGAGATGAAGCAAAACAATCTTTGTTTAATTTGACAAAGATATATGAGCAAATAGATTACAATCAAGATGTAAGAAACGAATCATTAGTTACAAAAGGTTCTTTTCAATGGCAAAACGGAATACAAGACAGTAGTGTTTTATTTGTACCTAATAAAAGCGGTAGGTTTTTAATAACATGGGTTCCACCTATAGAGTTACAAAATAGAGTTATTTTAAAAAATGGTTTAAAATATCCTGGCAATGAACATTGTGGCGCTTTTGGATGTGACCCTTATGATATATCTGGTACAGTTGATTCAAGAGGTTCTAATGGTTCACTACATGGTTTAACTAAATTTTCAATGGAAAAAGTACCTAACAGTTTATTTTTCTTAGAGTATATAGCTAGACCACAAACCGCTGAAATATTTTTTGAAGATGTACTTATGGCCTGTGTTTTTTATGGTATGCCAATACTAGCTGAAAACAATAAACCTAGATTACTATATCATTTTAAAAGAAGAGGTTATAGAGGTTACAGTATGAATAGACCAGATAAGATCTATATGAAATTATCTATAACAGAAAGAGAAATAGGTGGTATACCTAACTCTAGTCAAGATATAAAGCAAGCTCACGCTGCTGCTATAGAGTCTTATATAGAGAATTATGTAGGTAATATAGAAGGCAAGTATGGAGATATTTATTTTCAAAGAACATTAGAAGACTGGTCAAGGTTTGATATAAACAATAGAACAAAGCACGATGCTTCTATTAGTTCTGGATTAGCTTTAATGGCGTGCAATAAAAATTTATATACTCCAGTTTTTAAAAGACAATTAGAGCAAAAACCTTTAGGTTTTAAAAAGTATGATAACAAAGGATTTAGTTCAAAAATAATAAGATAAATGATTTATAGCAATTACGTAGGTTCGTTTCCTAGTCAGGTAGTATCTGATGAAGAAAAGCAAAGTTATGATTATGGTTACGCCGTAGGACGAGCTATTGAAGGAGAGTGGTTTTCTGGAGATAGAGGTGGACTAGGTAATAGGTATCAAAACAGTTGGTTAAATTTTCATAGACTAAGATTATATGCTAGAGGTGAACAACCTGTTCAAAAATATAAAGATGAATTATCTATAAATGGTGATTTGTCTTATTTAAATTTAGACTGGAAGCCAGTACCTATAATACCTAAATTTGTTGATATTATAGTTAATGGTATGTCTCAAAAAATATTTGACATAAAAGCTTTTGCTCAAGATCCAGAGTCTTTAAAGAAAAGAACAAAGTATGCAGATTCTATAATGAGAGACATGTATGCTAAAGAGATAATACAAGCTACTAATCAAGCTACAGGTATGGATTTCTTTAATAGTAATGATCCTAATAATATACCCGAGAGTCAACAAGAATTAGATCTTCATATGCAGTTGAGTTACAAGCAATCAATTGAAATAGCTGAGGAAGAGGCTATTGAAAACGTTTTAGCTTTTAATAAATATGACTTAATAAAGAAAAGATTAATTCAAGATTTAACAATAATAGGTATAAGTGCTGTTAAAACAGACTTTAATTTAGCCAATGGTGTTACAATAAATTACGTTGATCCAGCTAATTTAGTTTACTCTTACACAGAAGATCCTAATTTTGACGACATATATTACGCTGGTGAAGTTAAGTCTATAAGTTTAGTTGAATTAAAAAAACAATTTCCTGGTTTATCAGAAGAAGAGTTAAAAAAAATAGAAAAATTCCCTGGTGATGCTAATTACACTAGAAACTTTTATTCTCAACAAGATTCTCAAAATCAAATTCAAGTATTGTATTTTGAATATAAAACATATTCAAATCAAATATTTAAAATAAAACAAACAGAGCAAGGATTAGAAAAAGCTTTAGAAAAGCCAGATACATTTAATCCTCAACCAAACGATAATTTCGAAAGAGTAGGTAGAGCTATAGAAGTTTTATATACTGGTGCTAAAATACTGGGCCACGAAATGATGTTAGAGTGGAAAATGTCAGAAAATATGACAAGGCCTAATTCTAATTTAACCAAAGTTAATATGAATTATTCTATATGTGCACCACGCATGTATAAAGGTATGATAGAATCAACAGTTAGCAGAGTAACTGGTTTTGCTGATATGATTCAATTAACTCATTTAAAGTTACAACAAGTGTTGTCTAGAATGGTGCCAGACGGTGTTTTTGTAGATGTAGATGGACTAGCTGAAGTTGATTTAGGTAATGGAACAAACTATAATGCTCAAGAAGCACTTAACATGTACTTCCAAACAGGTTCTATAGTTGGTAGGTCTATGACACAAGATGGTGATTTGAATAGAGGCAAAGTACCTATTCAAGAACTACAGACAGGTAGTGGAGGTGCTAAAATACAAAGTTTAATACAAACGTATCAATACTATTTACAAATGATACGTGATGTAACGGGGCTTAATGAAGCAACAGATGCCAGTACTCCTGATGCTCATGCTTTAGTTGGTTTACAGAAAATGGCAGCAGCAAATTCTAACACAGCGCTTAGACATGTAATGCAAGGTGGTTTATATTTAACACTAAGAACTTGTGAAAATATATCATTAAGAATAGCTGATGCTTTAGGATATCCTTTAACCAGAGCTGCATTAATAGACTCTATATCATCTTACAATACAGGCACTTTAGAAGAGTTGCAAGAAAAAAATCTTCAAGATTTTGGTATATTTTTAGAACTAGAACCAGACGAAGAAGTAAAAGCTCAACTAGAACAAAACATACAAATAGCTCTTCAAAGCGGAGGTATAGATTTAGATGATGCAATAGATATTAGACAAGTTAAAAATATGAAACTTGCTAATGCTCTGTTAAAGCAAAAGAGAAAACAAAAAGCAAAACAAGATCAAGCTAATCAACAAGCTAATATTCAAGCACAGGCGCAAGCAAATTCTCAAGCATCACAAGAAGCTATTGAAGCAGAAATGCATAAACAGCAGGCTCTTGCTGAGACTACAATTCAAATAGAAACATCTAAAATGCAACTTGAAATAAAAAAGATGCTACAAGAAGCCGAGATAAAGAAAGGTTTAATGGCTGAAGAGTTTCAATACAATATGCAATTAGCTGGAATAAAATCTAAAGCTGAGACTCAAAAAGAGTCTGAAATAGAAAATAGAAAAGACAATAGAATACAAATGCAAGGTACTCAAGAGTCTAAATTAATAAACCAAAGACAAAACAACACGTTGCCACAGGAGTTTGAATCCGCTGGATTTGATAACTTAGGTGGATTTGGATTAGAGCAATTTGATCCTAGATAAACAATTAACCAATTATATTTTATTATGTCAGAAAACATTAAAGCTGAGGTTTTAGATGATAAAGAATTATCTATAGCCGAACAAGAAGCTAGTGTACAGAAATCACCAACAAATGAAGATGGTGATTATACTGTTAGCTTAGGAAAAGAACCGGAACCGGAAGTTGTTGAAGAAAAACAACCAGAGGCTGAAGTTCAAGAAGAACAAAAAGAAGAACCTGTATTAGAGGAAATTATTGAAGATGAAAAAGATAACACTAACGAGGAAGGATTGGATGGAAGCGCTGAAACTGCCGACACCGCACCGGAACCTAAAGAAGTATTACAGGAAGAAAAAACACAAGAACCTGAAGTAAACTTACCAGAGGGAATACAAGATCTAGTTAAGTTTATGGAAGAAACTGGTGGTAGTATTGAAGATTTTAGCAGATTAAATGCTGATTACTCAAATGTAGATGAAAATACTTTACTAAGAGAATACTACAAACAAACAAAACCTCATTTAAGTTATGATGAAATATCGTTTTTATTAGACGATAAATTTTCATTTGACGAAGAAATTGATGAGGAAAGAGATATTAAAAGAAAAAAACTTGCTCTTAAAGAGGAAGTCGCAAATGCCAATAAGTTTTTAAATGAAACTAAGGAGAAATATTACAGGGAGGTCAAGTTGGGCTCTAAGTTAGCTCCTGAACAGCAAAAAGCTATTGAATTTTTTGACAGATACAATGAAGAGCAACAATCGGCTGAAGATTTATTAAAGCAGCAAACACAACATTTTGAACAAGAAACTAGTAAAGTTTTTAGTGAAGATTTTAAAGGTTTTAATTTCGACGTAGGAGACAAGAAATACAGGTTTAATGTTAAAGATGTTAATAAAGTAAAAGAAACACAAGGTGATTTATTGAATGTTTTCAATAAATATGTTGGTGACAATAAAATGTTACAGGACGCTGGAGGTTACCATAAAGCTTTATTTGCCGCATCAAATCCCGACAAAATAGCCAATCATTTTTACGAACAAGGTAAGGCTGACGCAATTAAACAATTAAGTGCAGACGCTAAAAACATCAACATGGATCCTAGAAAAACTTCTGAGGGATATGTTGAGGCTGGTGGTATTAAGGTAAAAGCTATTTCTGGGGACGATAATTCAAAGCTAAAATTTAAACTTAAGAATTATTAATTAAAACTATTTTAAAAAATGGCAACAAACGCAAGTTTCGCTGGCCCATTAGCGG